CCATACTCTCGACAGGTAACCCACACAGCGCCGCCACTGCCAGTGTGTCAATTACCCCTCTGTCTATTCCCCCACTGCCCGGTTGGCAACCTCGCTCTCCGCGGGCTCGCCGCCCGCACCACCCATGAGCCACCCCTGATATTGCATGTAGTGTGACCACACTCGTGACTCGCCCAACTCGTCACCGCCACACAGTGCCACGATGGCGGCGCGGGCAGTGCGCTGTGGCGGCGCCGGGATGTTGAATGCCTCCAACGTGTCATTGTCGAACCGTGCCGGTTGGTCTGTGAACAGTGAGTGAAGGTCACCATCCGGCGAGTCACGCATCAGTAACTCCACGAGTGCCTTGCCCAATGTGTCGGCCGCGGTGGTCCACTCGGGGGTGAGTGGAGTCTCCACCGTATTGGAGGCCGCGAAGATACGGCCGATTGACACTGCACGGTACCGGCCGACGAGGTAACCGTCATACCCCGGCACGTCGATGTCAGTGGTTTTCTCTTCACGCAGTGCTTTGGCTTTGGCACGTAACAGTGCCATCACCGAGCCCGGCGCCGGTTCGGTGCCGGGCTCGGGCTCGGTGACCGGCTCGTGTCCGTTGTCAGTGAGTGAGGTGAGTGCCTGTTCGACTGTCATCCCACGGTGCCTGACGGTACGAACTCGATACTGAGCATGGCGGGGTCACTCGATGTCGAGTCATGCTCGGGTGGCTTGACCTGCTTTGTCTTGCCCGCATAGACAAGGGGCCTGCCATATGGCACCTTGTTCAAGTCGAGTGGCTGTTTGGTGACCACGATGCCCTTGACACCGACACCCGCCAGCATAGTGTGGATGATGGCATGGTCACGTTCAAGCACGTACAGTCGCTCGATAGTGACATTACCCATGGTGACGGCACCGCCGAGTGACACTGGATTCTGCATTCCACCCGGCCGGTACTTCTGTTCGTCACTGTCCACCTCGCCGCCGGTGAACTTGTCAAACACGCCGAGAGGCCCGATGCCCTCTAGCTCGGCGGTAACTAGGTACTGATCTGAACGTGACACGTTTACCTCCTAGACCAATGCCACGGTGACAGGCACCTTGACTGTCACGATTTGCACAAGTTCGGCGTGAGGTGACATCCGGCACGGCATCACTGCCGACAGAATGCCATCGGCAATCTTGTCAATGGTGTTCACCTGTGGACCGACATTGACAGAGAATGCCTGTGTCGGGTCATCCCCGAACAGTGCATCCCTGTCATAGAAGTCCATGAGCACCCCGGTGAGTACACCACCGAAGGCACTGATGGTGTGACCCTTCCCGTCGAGTTGACTGAACAGCCAGTCTTGACCCTTTGCCCGAGAGCGTGCCTTGATCGCCATGTCGAGCCGGGCCCAATTCAACTCTCGCCACTCACCCCGCGGGCCCTTAGGGTCACTGAGTGTACGGAAACCGTAAGCCTGCACGGCACCGTACACAGTGGCCGCGGTGTCAACTCCCGCGTATAGGAGAGTCTCGCGGTCACCGTCACTGAACTCTTGCGTCAGTCCAGTCACATAGTCAGGTTCACCCCATCGTCCGGCCGCGGCCTGGTTGGGGTTACCGGCAGCGTCCACCCGAGCGCACAGGGCAGCTTGTACCGGTGACCATGGCACTACCCTCTCTGTACCCGCGGCCAACCCCGGAATGACCGCCCACGGCGCCCACAGTGCCCCGTAGCGATCCTCTTCGGCACCCCTCAACAGTGAGGCCAAATCCATCAGGTCGGTGACCGGTGTGTTGAGTGGCGCATCGAGTAGCGCCACTCGGTCACTGACACTGGCCGCGGCAAGTAACACACCGTGTGTCTCGGTGTCACTCTTGCCCGGTGCGATGAGTTGCCCCGAGCCAAGCTGAGTGGGAATGTTCGCTGCCGCGGTACCGATGGCATCGGGGTCAGTCACCGGCACAGTGCCATCGTCACCGCCCGCGAGTGTCACCGAACCGAGTGCGAGTGCCACTCCGGTGGCCCCGGTGAGTGTCATGTACCCACCCCGAGCGAGGAACAATGCCAACTCATTGCCGTCGTCCATCGGCTGTGACGTTTGCACCACCTTGTCATTGACAGTGACGGTTGCCATGAAAGCACCGCCCGCCCGCGCATCGGCGTAGGTGAGCGCCGAGGGCCGCGAGGGTGCACCCCGCTTGCCCTTGCTCTGAGTGGTGCCACCCGGAGTGTCAACCACGTCGAGTGTCATCTCATTCCCCCACGCGCCGGGACTACTGGCGGTGAGAGTGCCACCGACCACTACGGGGTCAGCGGCGATGGTAGCGGCAGCGGCGCCCTCTTCGCACCGCTGAAAGTACAGCACTGTGCCACCAACGTGGAAATAGGTATCCACACTGTCATATGACACTGTGCCGGGGATGCGAGCCCCGTACACTGACACGAACTCATCGAGCGATGAGAGGCGTGTCGGTTTGTCTGTCGGGCCCTGTGCCGCTTCACCTACCATGAAGCATGGCCCTGTGTCAGTCGGCACCCCGTGAGCCGGTGCCATCGCCGCGGAGGAAACCTCCACACCCGGTCTACTCATTGATTCCCTCCGGTTGGTTGAGAACAGTAATGTCCACTTCACGTACCTCGGTCCATGGCTCCCATGGCACTGTCGGGTCACTCGGTGGCTGTGCGTCGGGTGGAGGCCCACCGTCACGCCACATGAAGTTTTCCACCTCTACGGTGATGACACCGACACTGGCCGAGTAAGTGCGAGTGTCAGGAAAGGTCAACTCGTCATATGCCTCACCGGCAAAGTCCACCACCCCGATGTGTGTGTCATCGAGCACGAGTGGACGTTGGAGCACCACGAGAGAGATGACACGTTCGTATAGCTGTGCAATCCACCGTGACTTGTAACCCCACGCCGCATTGACAATGATGCCCACGTCCACGTTCCACACTCCGGTCAGTGCCCCCGGCGAGCCCGAGGCCCGCGGCCGGACAGTGACACCACCGGCCATCACCACTACACAGGGCAATTGGTCACTGACATATTTCTCTAAGTCCCGGCCAGTGATTGCCCACCCTCGCGGCCATGGAGTGTCACCCGCCTCCACCCCGAGCTTGCGCTCACACTCACACAGGTAACCGGGCATCCACTCTTTCAGTAAGTCAATGAGTGACTGTTCGATGTGGGCGCCGGTGATGACAGGCCCAATCTCCGCTTGCTGTGGCAGGGTGACACTCATATGCCCATACTCCGGCCAGTGGCATTCTCAAACTCCGACAGTATGAGTCGCATACTGGCGTCACTGATACCGGAGAATGGCCGAGCGTCCATAGTGCCAGTGCCGAATTGGTGGAAGAACCCATAGAACGCTTTGCGCCGAGAGGTGATACGCAGAGTGGCACCCCGGATTGTGCCCTCTTCCATGGACGAACGTAACTGTCCAGTCTCCCCCACGAGCAACCCGCCACCCTCTGTCTTACGCTGAGGCTGCACGAGTGCACCCCAAGTGACACCGAGCGCACCACCCTCGGTGGCCCACACCTGTTGCTCTTGTTCATTGAGTATCCGTTTGCACGCTTCCAGTACCGGCTTGGGATCGTCAATCTTCTGTGCCATGCGCCCGAACTTGGCCGACAGTTCATTGGCATTGGTGATGAAGGTGACACCCTGACTACTGATACTCATGGTGTCACCTCGGGGTAGGGCTCGGCGTGTGGCAATTCGGGGTCAGGGATCGGCGGGCCCCACACTCCGGTGTAGTGGTCCTACACCACACCTGACACCACAGTCATCGTGCCGTGACCGTATGCCGCCTCGGGTGACAGTGCATCGGCATTGGGCAGGTTGCCAAGTACACACTGTGCCACACCGTTGACCGCTTCGGTGTAAGCGTCACGCAGGAATTGATAGACACTCCGGTCACTGCGTGACTGTTCAGGGAAGTAGGAACGCTCGATGTCGGCCGCGACACCGAGCGCCACCGCGGCGCGGGCGCCATCGGCGCACTCTTCACCGACACCACCGACCACGGTGTGTAACAGTTTCACCGCTTGGGCAATGGCCTCTTCAACCTGCACATCGGTCGGCCGAGTGTCAGGGGTGAAGGTACCAAGCTCGTTACCGTTCTTATCCTTTGTCCGAGCCCGGATGTGCACTGCCACTTCATCGACTGTGCAAGCTAGGTCGGTCATCATCTCCCCACGTTCACTGTGTCACTGATGCCGAGCGGGTCAAGCTCTGTGGCAGGGTCCACTTCAATCTCACGCTCGGCCAAGTATTCGATGAGTGGATTCCACCGTGCCATGAATGCACGGTAAGCCACCGGTGACCCGGCGAGTGACTTCCAGAGGTTAGTCTGATAGTGCACTCGCCGTGTCTCTTGCTGCCTGTACAACGCGGCGCGTACCTCTTCGGCAGCAT